TTGGTCGGTAAGTCAACATATGACTTAAGTTCCAGGTATGGCGGCATACTTGATCCAAGTGCGTGGGCAAAACCGTTTTTAAACCTTGGGTCGGCAGCACCATTAGTAGCGCCTGTCGCAACTGATTCAGCGGCAGTGCCTACTGGCAGCCTTACCAAGAATTTACAGGAGCAATACGACTTTTATAAAAAAGTTCGTCCTGATCTTCAAGCAGATCGTGCTTCGGAGTATGCACTCCAAGCGGAACTCACACGGAAGCAGCTGTCAGATGTGTTTCCGTACATGGCGGCAGCATCTTCTCAAGCAACTGCTCGCAACCTGGCAGCAAGCAAGCAATTTTTAGCTTTCAAAGAAGGTTCGCCGAGCAACATCCAAAATATCATGGCCTCCAAACAGAATCAAATGGCTTCAGCGGCTGATTCAGAATATCGCCGTGCCATGGGTATTGCAGCTCAACAGCAAGCAGCACAAGGTGGACTTAGGTTTGCCGGTCAAACTTTCCAAGTAGGCTGATCACTGCTCTATTTGCTATACTATTACTAATTAAGAGGTTTTATTGTCATGGGAGGTAGTTCACCCTCTGTCACTTACCCCCCGCCGCCGCCGGCCCCCACGGTAACGCAGCAGCCTACTCAGTCCCTGGAGTCTCAAACTGCGTTAAATGAAGTCAGCGGTGCACAATCCCGGCTCAACATGACCCTTGGGTCGCAGCTGGACCAGCAGAACAAGGCGTTCTTCACCACGCAGGACATGCGCCAGACACAAGCTGTTGGTGGTGAAACCCGTGCCACCATTGCAACGCAAGGTGAACAGCAACGTCTCGGTACGGTAACTGAAGGTGAACAACAACGGCTTGGTACGCGAGTAACCGGTGAGGAATCACGGCTTGGTACGCGAGTAGCTGGTGAAGAGCAACGTCGCGGTATGATTACTGAAGGTGAACAACAACGGCTTGGTACGCGAGTAACCGGTGAGGAATCACGGCTTGGTACGCGAGTAACCGGTGAGGAATCACGGTTAGGCACAGTAACCGCTGGTGAACAGCAACGTCTCGGTACGGTAACTGAAGGTGAACAACAACGGCTTGGTACGCGAGTAACCGGCGAAGAGCAACGTCGCGGTACGCAAACTGCCGGCGAAGAAACGCGGAAAACCGACTTGCAGAAAATCATGCAAGAGAACTATGCTGCCAACAGGAACCGTAACTGGGCGCAAGGCTCTTATCGTGCATGATTGACTGGCTCCAGTCTTTAACTGAAAAAGACCGCGAATCCTTTCTTTCTTTTTGCAAGCAAATCTCTTCACCCATACAGATGTATCTGTACTCCCGATTTCTCGGGTTTACAGGCAGCATCGTGGAGTGCAGTGAATGGGCTGTAAAAGAATTTAAGAAGAGAAACTTCAATGGAATCATGGAGATGGAAATTGACTCCATGCAGCAGGATATTGCAAAGCTTAGGGAAGCAATTGATCTTGGCATGATCAAGCAAGACATGGGGGCCTCCAGGATCGCCATGCTCCAAAAAGAACTGCGTGGCACCATCAAGCAACTTAACGACGAAAAACACCTCACCGACAAGCAAGGTCTGATCCTCGCTGGCGCCGATCGTGCGTTGCGTGAGATGCTTTTGATCTTCCGTGATGATCCTATTGAAGGCCCCTTAGAAGAAGCGTCCATGGCAGTATGGACAAAAATTCTGCAAGAAGAATCATAAAGGTTAGTGCGCTAAGGTAAGCACATAACTGAGGTTTACATTGGCTGGCACAAGTCTTTATAGTGTTCATCGCAGAACTGCGCGTGCAGCAGCTAAACAACAAGTTGTTAAAAAAACTTCTAACATTGACACTGAACGGGCGCGTACAGATTTTGCATACTTTTGTGACGTAGTAGGAGATAAACCGCCAGCAGAACACCATAAGCAATGGCACCGCTACCTTTGTACTGGCGATAATACTGAGTGCTTGATTGCTATCGGTGGTCCCAACATTGACATCCTTGCTCCCAGGGGTAGTGCAAAAAGTACAGTTTTAGGTTTATATACAGCTTGGGCAATTGGCGTTCACGCCTTCCACAAAAAACCCTTAAAGATTCTTTACATTTCCTACACGGTTGATGTTGCTCGGCCTAAGAGTGCAGCCATCAAGCGCATCATCGAAGAAAGTAAAACGTATCGAGAAATTTTCCCTATGGTAAAAATTGCCAAAGGGATTAACTCCAACGAATACTGGAGTATTGATTGGAAGTTTGCAGGCATCAGGTCTACTGGTGAAGAAGAGTTTACAGTTTGTTGCGCCGGCCTCAAAGGCGCCGTGACCTCAAAACGAAGCCACTTATGTATAATCGACGACTGTATTAAGTCGAGCGACGACATTAAAAATAAAGACATCCGACAGATGATGGAGGACAACTGGAACTCCGTTATTGTTCCTACTATGTTTGAGGGTGGAAGAGCCATCTGCCTTGGCACTCGGTTCAGACACGACGACATTCACAGCACCACCTTCACACCACAAAATGACTGGGTTCAAATCGTTCAATCCGCAATCACTGTTGATGCTAACGGAGACGAAGTTTCTTACTGGCCTAACATGTGGTCTCTGGAGTATCTTAGCGATCGCCGCCGTCAAGCACCTATCAGTTTTAGTTTTCAGTATCAAAATCAAATTGCACAAACCAGCGAGCTTTCCCTTTCCCCTGAGCTGATTGTTAAAGGCCAAATCTCCACGGAGTTTGATGCTTTGGGGATCGGCATTGACCTCTCCGCTGGTATAAGAGAACGTAATGACTACACAGCCATAGTGCTTGGCGGCAGGATCGGCAGCAAGATTCACATCATAGATTGCAAGCGGATCCGCGTTATGGGTAACTTAGAGAAGCTGGAGTCTCTTATGGAGATGTGTTATGAGTGGGGAATTGCACACAAAGATGGAAACCAATATTTCCCCACTGGCAGCACTATTGACGTGTGGTCAGAAGCTGTGGCATACCAAGCGTCCCTTGAAGCTGACTTTAAACGGATCTGCTTGGGAGAGCACGGGCTTTACAACATTAACTGGCATGCGGTCAAAGGATTCCGTGGTGACAAGGTTGCACGCTTTAGAGGCATCATGGGATTGTTTGAGCAGCGCAAAATTACTTTTAACAAGTATCGCAAGTTCCAGGCGTTGACTGATGAGATCATTAACTTTGGCGTCAGCTCACACGACGACTGCGTCGACGCGTTAATTTGGCTCTGCAACGGATTGATGACCAGGGGGAAACTTGAGCTCGAATATTGATGTGTGCAGGATTGTAAGGGATAAAGTATTCTGGATCTAAACTTATGAAACCACCTTACAATGTCTACCGGCTATTACATTATTGAACTGGACCAGGACGCCTACGGTTCTGCTGTTGTTCCGCTCCCCGATGAGTTGTGTCACGACATGGGGCTTAGCCCTGGCGAACGATTTGATGTCGAAGTTGAAGATGATGTGATTACCCTAAAAAGGTTGCACGCCGGATACGATATTGAGGCATAATAGCTAAAGCGCTTTCCAAACGAATGTCCGAAAACAAATCTATTCTTGACGACATTTTAAAATCTGTTGTTGAGCGCGACTCAAACGGCAGTGCGGATACCATGCTCATTAATGCGCACCTTGCGCAAATGCGCATGTTTGGCATTAGGCAAGGCGTTGAGTTTTATCCAAATCAAGATAACTTTGGCACGCAACGGTTTGATTTTATTCAGCAAGTAATCAAGTTCAACAAGCTGGACGCCCGCCTCGATTCAATGTGGGATCGCTTCTTGGCCTATGGTAAGGGTCTTTTTTATATTCGACCAACAAAGAAAACGTATAGATTGTATTGGTTTGACAAAGATGCTTATAGAACTTATTACTCACCAGATGGCGAATTAGAAGAAGTAATTATTATTTATTCATATAAGGTCAAATCTAGCAGGGGCTTTGGTGGCATTGGTCTCTCAACTGATAAGCGTTACATGCGGTTGCGGATTACTGCAACAGAAATTGAAGAGTGCCACAGCGAACAGGAAATGTCGTTTGACAGCCCTGTGGAGTTTGCAAACTTAAACAACACCACCAGAACTGTCAACAGCATGGAGTTTATCCCATGCGTAGAAGTTTTCAATAATCCCGACGCCTTTGGTACTGAGGGGCACGGAGAGTTTGAGTGGCTTTCCAACCAGATCATCGCTCATGATGAGATGGTTAAAAACATCCGAGCAAACCTTTCATTCTTTGGAAACCCTACGCTGCTGTCGTCTCGTCCCAAGGCGGACATCACTGAAGCAGTTGGCAGCGAAACCGACCAGCGCCCCAGTATTTCCAGCCAATCAGGTTTCCAATCTGAGTTCAGCCTGTCCGCCTCCACATTTAAATCGGACAACGAAAGCCGCCGCAAGCCTGGCTACTACGGAAAGCCTGGTTCAGGCCTGCGCGTCCCCAGGGTCATCGCTAACCTGGAGCCAACCGATCGTGTTGGATTTATTACGCCCAACGCTGTCAGTGCTGACCAAGCGCGTTACGCAGAACAGCTTCGTAGTGAGATCCGGCTTGCCCTTGGAGGCATCGATGACCTAAGTATCACTAACGTAACTGCGACTGAAATTAAATCAGCGTACGGACGTGTCAGTGCTACTGCAAAGAAAAAGTGCCTACAACTTTATACTTATGGTATTTGTCGTTGTCTTGAACTGATGGTTTTTCAGGAAGAGCAAATCTTCCGTAAGTCCTTGGCATTTGCTTCAGGTATTAAATACCCTGATCCTCCTGTTGATCTTCAAGATCCTGCGCAAGAAGCAAAATACGAGAAGCAAAAAAGCTTGTATGAAAAGAAACTTCAAAAAGCAATTGATAATTCCGTAGAGACAAAAACAATTCCACCAGGTGTCTTGGGTTTGGCCCCAGATGGAGATCGAACTATAGAGTGGCGTTGGATGGGTCCTGTTTATGAAGATACAACTCAGGACAAACTTAATCAATCAATCTTTACTAGGAACCTACAGGAGTTAGGTGTTGATAGCATAGAAGCACTGAAGTATTTGTTCCCTTCAAAAACGGACGACGAAGTTGCTGGCATGCTCAGCGGTTTCCCGTTCCGGATGGTGGGAGAAGTACAGAGGGCAATGTCCACATTTATTGATCTCGTAAATCAACAAATGAGGACCCCCCATCCGCAGCAACCCAACCTACCCATGGCTGCGGATCCGAGACTTGATCTCACCCCCTTCCTTTACCGAACTCTCGAAAGCCTACAAAAAGAGGTAACCTATGCAGGCCGATACCGCAATGCCGACCCAATCGGCACCCCAAGTATCTCAGACCCAGCCGATCAGCTACGCGGCTCCAGTAATGCAGCAGACGGCGTCTCAGGCACCGGCGGTAGCAACAACTTCGCAGTGGGTGGCGCCCTACCAAACAGCGGTGGCCCCAGCCCCGCAAATGCAGGCCCAGATGGGGGTTCCACAACCCCAATACAACCCTACTCCGTCGTACCCCCAGTCCTACCAGGCAGCCCCACAGGCCCCTCAAACGGACAACCCGTACAAGTCGGCGTTCAACAGCCTGGTAGGGCTCCTGAGTTCGCCCGTCCAATTCCCATTCCAGGGTCAACAATCGACCGCGACGCCTCAAGCCGTTCCGGCCAATTACAATTCCCAGGGAGTACCAACTCAGTACAGCAACCAGGGGACGCAGACCTATTCGCCTGGGATCAACAGCAACCCGGCCTACTCCAACAGTTATTCCCAAACTTCGCAGGAAATAACAGCAGACCAGCTCCGCGCAAACGGAGTAAGTGATGCCAGCCTGCAAGTTATTGATTACTTTGGTGCCGATGCTCCTGCTGTTCTCAACAACTACGCCTGCAACATTGAAGATTCACTGATCAACACCAACGCTCAGTTGGTGCAAGCAGTGAATCTTCTTCAGGAACTTTCCGTTGAGCATCAAGCTTACGAAACGATCCTGACCAATCCGGATGTCCTGGCGGACTATACTTGTGAGTTCTTTGGTGATAACGGTCCCTACCCTATCCCCGATGACGCTCCTGTGTATGGTCAGCAAGTTGGGCAACAGTTTGTTCGTCCTGCTGGTGCAGCCACTGGAATGGCCCCTGAGCGCCCTCAGATGCCCTTCCCCCCGCAGCCCCAAGTGCAAGGTAACCCTGGCGCCTTCTGGGAAAGCTTCGGCTCACTAGCCGATCGCGATCCCGCTAATGCCTGGCGTTATCTGAACCAAGCTTCAGCTAACCCTGACGTGTTCCGCCAGAAACTCCTAGTAATGGAGTGATAATCGGATTAAATCCGATTAAGCCTTCTTTATCAGGAAAACGAATAAACGCCGTTTATCAGTAAATTAACTAAACGTAGAATAAGGGGTAGCAAAGTCTGCCCCTTTTTTATCTGTTAACATGGATATCCGTGATAAAACCGCTGCATTTCTCGGCCAGTTAGGAGCTAAAGTTGGCCCCCAACTTGGACAAATTGGTTCTGCTGTAGGAACAGCAGTTGCTGGGGTTCCCGGAAAATCGCAAATGGCGCAAGATCCTTGGGGTGGTCACCATAGGCAAGTTATTCCATCTACACAAGGGTTATTGGGCGCCATCGGGATGCCTCAGGCCGCACAAAATGTCCAAGTTCAAATGTTGAATCCTCAAGTGGCACAAGCTGTTGGAGCCGGCGTTGTAGGAGCAGGGGCTCTTGGACTTGGTGCTGCTGGGGCAGTTATTGCACGCGGAAACAAAAAAAGAAAAGAACGCCTTGCTGGTCAAAATCTAGGTGCTCAACTTGGTGTTCAGATGCCTGGCGTTATTTGATCAACTAAGTTTAGAATAAGAAACAAAGAGTACAACTCCTTTCTTTAATTAAGGTTTATAAAAATGACAGGAAGAGCTAGCGCTGGCGCCCGAGCCGCTCAATTTTTATCTCAAATTGGTACTGCGGGTGGCCCAGTCGGTGCTGCTACTGCTCCTGGTCTTGTCGGTTATGGTGCTGGCGCCCTACAGGAACAATTGATGGCTGGAAATTCCGATCCTTACGCCATGCAGCGAATGGGTGGCAATGCTCCTATGATTGGCTCCCCTGATAATCAATCGGCTCCTATGCCGTCCAACCTAAGCTCCAGCTACTTGCACTTGAATCAACCCGGTTCGCCTCTTCCAATGTATGGTCTAATGGCGCACCAAACCATAAAAGCTGCGCAAGCCGAGCAAGACAACATTGCAGCCATGGGCCAGCAGATGCTGACTGGCATGATGCCCATGACCGGACAACTCCCCATGGGCGCAGCCGTCGCTGCTGCTCAACAACTTGGTGCGCAAGCCGCTCAACAACGCGCTCGTAAATAATTATGGATCACTCAAAAGCCAAAAAAGCTAAATCAAAAGCAAAAGCACGGACAGACCAAACTGTTGCTGAAATGCAGCAGTTGGCTATGATGCAAGAAGCGATGGCTGGCGGTGGCATTACCCCCGAGATCCAAGCACAGCAAATTGCAATGCAGGACCAAACTTCAATGGTGAACCCGTATCACCGCATGGGGATGCTACCTAACAACTACTACAGCCCCGGTAATGTGGTTGGTGGTGGGTACGTTCCTGGAAGTTAATAACGGGCATAAGTAAGTTTCTGTTATAATTTTTATTAATGGGACGAAAGTTCCATGTGCATAGAAGATTTTTATCTTCTGGTGTCAGCTAACTTCTCTGCGCTGAGTAACCCCACATGTTTATTGATAATGATTTTCCTAAGCTGTTAGGTGCGGAGCTTTATCGCCCCCACCCGGCTTACATCGTGGAAATGGCGGCTGAACCCGTTGTTGTCCATGATTTTACCAAGCAACCTGGTCAAACCGTTCAACTTGACCGTTATCGTTTCTGGGGCAACCCTGGAACGAAGACCAGCCGCGAGCGTACACAAGATCAAACGATCGGTACCGCAAGCAGCCGGGCTATTGTCAAGGACAAAGTGCTGGTGTCACTCCGCGAGTACACCGGTCCTGCTGACCCGAACAACTCCAACCTCCCGAGCACCTTCAAAATTGCTCGTGAGACCCTGATGACCGCTCAGCGTCTGCTGCTGGACACCGGGAACCTTAATATGTTCCACCAGTCCATCGGCTCTTTGACGCTGCTCGACGACTATCGTCGTTGGCGCGATCGGGTGTTCCTGGACGAGATGGCCAAATCGGAGACCCGTGGTGCTTCCGGCGATACCCAAGGTGGTTACTACTACCCCAACGGTAAAGCTCGCACCAACTCCACCACCCTGGCCTCTTATACCGCTACCGAGTACGCTTCCGAGCGTTACAAGTTCAACGTTAAGACCGACCTTCTGGAAGTGGTTCGTCAGCTGCGCAAGCGCAACGTACCTGTGTTCCAAGACGGTTACTACCGTTGTATCGCTGATCCCTCCTTCATGCGCGATCTCCGTGCTGACCAGGGCTTCCGCGAAGTGGCTCGTTATCCCGGCATGGGTCAAGGCAACCCCCTGATGGGTGCTGCCGGTCCTAGCGGCGCCATCTATGGTGGCGGTCAGTACGGCCAAGCTCAGTTCGTGGCTGGCGAACCTGTCATGCCTACCGGCTTTGTGTTTGAAGGTGTGCGGTTCTTCGAATCCACCAACTTCGCAGCCAAGTCGATCACCGTTGATATTGGTGATGGTGCTGGCGCCGTTTCTCACACAACTCCTCCGGGCCTGTTCTTTGGTCCCCAGGCTGTTGGCGTAGGCATCGGTGGTCCTAACGCTCAGGTTCTAATCAACAACAACGACGACTTCAGCCGCTTCATCATCTTGATTTGGCAGCTGTACGCCGGTTTTGCTAACCTGAACAAGGACTTCATCACCTCTGCTTTCACTGTCATCTGATACGGAGGTAACTAACTATGGCAACTTACAAGACTAACGCTGGCAACATCCTCCAGCCTGGTGCTCAGATCAACCGTCTCTCCTCCTTCAACTCTGAAGCAGTGTTTGGCTGGCCTGGTTTCGCCGCTTACGAGCTGATCGCTTATGTGCCGATCAGCAACGCAAGTGGTTCCGCCGCCAGCTTCAAGAGCCTGGATCTGATCATCCCCTCACCCGACCGCCGTACTGACGACCGCGTTCGTGACAACATCACGACCCTGGTTATCCCCGGCTCTAGCGCTGCTCCTTCTTTTGTTTACGGCGCTTCCCTCGCTGTTGCAAAAGATGTGCCCGCTGGCACCACTGCTGATCCGGCTCCTGGCTTCCCTGCCACCCCCGTGACCGCAGACCTGAAGTTTACTAACGCTTCAGACATCCTGATGCTTGGCCCCACCTCCAGCGGCAACCCCGTTGGCCTCACGGCTTCTCCTCAGCTCAACGGTATTGCTGCAGCCAGCTCCTACCTGACTGCTTCCAGCAACACTATTGCTCAAGGCTCTTCCGCTACCACTGGCGGCGGTACCACTGGCGGTTTTGTTCCGTTCCTTAACTCGGTTCAGGCTGCTACTACTGATACCACCGCTGCCAAGCTGACTGGTTTTGACAACCAGATGGTGTACAAAATTACTGCCGCCACCACGTTCCGCGTGACCACGGTGACTGCTATTACCTCCACCACCGCTACTGGCGGCGGTGTGTACATCTCCTCTGATGATATTGCTGCTGGCCGTAAAGCCTACATCATTGCCCGTGTCAACTACATCCAGGCTGCCCCTGCGGTTTCCTGGAATGACATCCAAGGCTTCATCGACTTTGCTTCCCAAGTTGGTGGCGACGACACCTGATTCAATAACTTGAATCAATAATTAAACGGGTCCTAGTGGCCCGTTTTTTATTGCACTAGCACTTTAAGATAAACCTTGGTATTGTACGTGTAGTTGTAACTGCAATCTCAATGCTTTACCAGTACAAACCAACTGGCGCCCTACTTGAAGTTGTCTCCATGCATGGGGAGGGAATCTTTATGTGCGTGGATGCACAAGATGAAGTCTTGTTTGTCGAAGAGACCGACTTGATTCCCCACCTGGATGCGACCACCCAAAAAATTCAAACTGAAGAACGCCTAACGGAGCAACTGAAGCAAGAAGGTGTTTCTCCCCCGCGTCCTACCAACAAGGAAACTTTCCCCCTTGACATGCGCTTGAACATCAACACTGCTAGCGCAAGGCAGATTGCTGATTCACTACCTGGCGTTGGTCTGAAAACAGCACGCGACATCAAAGATTTGCAAACTTCAATGACCGGTGAAAAGTTTACCAAGCTTGATCAACTTAAATCAATTAAGCGAGTTGACTGGGATGCCATCATTGAAGAGAATCTTGTACGCGTTGAGTGATAACAAAAGAAGAAACTTTGCCGTGTTAAGCTACTAACAGAGGTTAACCACCTCAAGGCATTAATTTCTTCTAATGCAACTCGATACCTTTCTCCAGTCTAAAGTTCGCTGGCACCTGGGATATAACAACACATCTGTCCCCGCTGGCGACCAAGCGAGGCTGGAGGAAGCTATCAACAACATCCCAGATTCGTTCTGGTATAGCAAAATTGTCGAGCAGGTTACTCGGTGCGATGAAGCAGAAAAGCGCACCGACATGACTGGTAGTACGTTTGGAAAATACTTTGACACCACTACGCAACAGTATGTCAATGCTTCTCCTCCTAAAAGCCGTATTGAAAATATTTCAGGGGACGTTTCACGAACAATTTCGACCTCTGATTTTAAAGAAACCTTAAAAACCTGGACGGCAATTTATCTATACGAGACGGATCGATTAGCCCTACATCTTTATGCCCCCAATTATCGAAACCCCGAGCAAGCACGGTATCGGTTTAATCGGGAAGGCGCTGAGTTTATCCAAGCCCTTCCTGGTCCTGCTGATGTCGCTGTTGGTACTCGACTCATGTTTGAGACCGATTTCTGCTAAACCACACTCCATGGCACTAACCCCCGCACAACTTTTACAGCTCGCACAAGGCGCAGGCTTTAAGGGCCAGGATGCTACTACAATGGCGGCCATCGCGTTGGCTGAGTCAAGCGGTAATCCTGGCGCTCACAACAGAAATGCCGGCACTGGCGACAACTCCTATGGTTTAGCACAGATCAACATGCTTGGCTCCATGGGGCCAGCACGCTTGAAGCAGTTTGGGTTACAAAGAAATGAACAACTTCTTGATCCCCAAACAAACTTTAAAGCTGCAAAGCAAGTAAGAGATTCGTCGGGTTTTGGCGCATGGTCTACTTATGGCTCTAGCAAATACAAGCAGTTTTTACCGCAAGTTCAAAAAGCAGCGGCTGGATTGCCTTCAACACCAGCAACTACTACATCAACGTCAACACCTGCTACGTCAACAGCGCAGCAAAGTTCTCCTGCCAGCACTTACAATATTTATTTAAACGGAACGCAAGAGGAAGGTTTAGATTTCCTGAGCAGCTATCTTCCTAAGTTGACAGGGCAACAGGATAAACCTAGCGCAATGTTTGATCCGCTGGCAATGTTGTCTTCTGCTTTTAACACCGATTACAGTAAATAGCGATGGCTGGAATTATTGACGCTGGATATGTTGCCCAACCTGGCGAAGATTTTGCCAGCACAGGAGCGCATCTTGATGTACGTGTTCTTAAAGATGGAAAGTACATCAATCCAGAAACAATACGTTCTTTGTTGACCCGACTAAAAGTTGGCAAAGAACGCACGCCCCTTTGGCAACAGAAAGGATCTGAATGGAAACCTGCCGCCCCAATCACGTCAGGGTTTGGCCCCAGGGTTGCGCCGACTGCTGGGGCCTCCACTTATCATCCAGCGCATGATTACGGATTAGGCGCAGGCACACCGCTTGCCTGGGAAGGACCTGGCACATTTACTCCTGGCAAAGGCTACGGAACCATTAAAACAACGGACGCTCAAGGAAACCCTTACGAAATTAAGCTTCTTCATACAAAAGGTGGTAAGTCTGCTGAGCTAGCTTCTGCAGCTCAAGCAACAGCGCCAACACCCGCAGCAACTGGGGCAACTGGGGCACCTGGAAGTATCTACAACATTTATGTTGGTGGTAAAAAGAAAGAAGGTGATACGACTGACTTCTTAAATGATTACATGGAGCAACTAATGGGCGGCACAAACAAGAAAGTACAATCGCAGTTTGATCCACAAGCAATGCTTGCTTCCGCTTTTAATTCAAGTCCTACGTACGAGTAATGCGTCAGTTAGGAAGTTTTAATCGGCACGTTAACCCTCCACAACACATGGAGGATTGGCAACCTGAGCGTCCTGATGAAGTGGCTACAAGAACGTTGACCACTGGCGGCTACACTCTTGGCATCCACCGCAATGAAGCCGAACGTGAAGAGGAAACACCTTCCAACGCTGAAAAGCTTACACAAGGTCGTGGCGCCAATAGGAGAGCAAAGCCCTCCCAGCGGATGGCAGGGCAAGCATTGGACGCGGACATAAAGCAAAGCTCTGGATTGCGGCAGGCTTTTACCAGGCAGCCGATAGTAGGTGCAGCAGAACTAAGGCTTGCAAATGTTTGAGTTAGAATACTTTTTAATTCAAGCATTGAGATAAAACGTGGGGCAAACCGCTAATTCTTTTGACTCAGGAAGCGCCGCCGCAATCACTTCTGGTTTTATTCCGCTGCCAAAACAAGGAACTACGCAGCAGGTTGCCAGCTCGTTGGCGACAAGTGACAAGGGAATGAAAGACACAGTAAAAAGCATTTTTTCGGCAATGCCTTTAGATGATGACAGAAAAACACGCTTAGCCGGTCAGATTTTTGGTACCCTGGATAAATAACATTAGCCTAGAATAACTACAGTAGCTTTTTAGTTTCACATGGCTGACAAAGGAAAGATGCCTCCTGCCTTGCTTGCGCACTTCAAATCCAGAGCGGAAGGTAAGGAAGGAAGCAGCGGTTCTTCTGCTGAGGAAAAGAAAGAAGGCGACAAAGAGAAAAGGAAAGAGGCTGTGAAGAAAGCCCGGACCCACATGGAAGAGAACAGCAGGCAATCTCGCAGCAAGTCCACGGGAACCAAGTAAAGGTTATTTGAACTAGAATCAAAGAATTGAAGGCCTTTCAAAGGCGTTGTATCTGGGGAGGAAAATCCTTTGTCTAGCAGCAGCTCAAACAAAATGCCGATGATGCTTGACCGTCCAGCGACTTCTAGTGCGTTGGTTACGGTTGCATCAGGTCAACTTTTCTCAACAAGTTTGATCCCAACTGCTGTCGGTAACGTCACCAAGGTGTTTGACGTTGACTCAGCGCTGACAGATACTTCGATCAGTGGCGCGTACATTGACGAAATTTGGATTCGATACAGCAAGCGAAATAACATTTATATTGACGCACAAACTGCTTTCACTGGTACATACAATCAAGTAGGCACCGCGCAAGTTGTTACGCTTGCAAACCATAACTTGCAAGTTGGGCAGAAAGCTTACCTGGATTACACCAGTGGTACAGCCGTAGATGAGATTCTGACTGTTACTGCTGTTACACCCACAACGTTTACAGGGACAAGCGCAACCTCGGCTACGACTTCAGGTAACGTCAATGTTTATCTACCTATCGACATCTGTTTCTACCTGGTGTCGACAAGTACGGTAACTCTTACTAACCAATTCTTCCCTTTGTTTGTTGCAAGTATTCCTACAACTTATGATAATCAATCTTATAGCTTAACTGAGCAAAATATCCTTCCGTTGATTAACCGCCCGGTTGTTCAGGCTGGTGCAAACTTTACCAGCGCAAACAGCACCACAGCTCCTAAACTGCGGGGCCTAACGCTTCAGCGCGGGCAATCTTTGTACGCAGCATTTAGCGGTGCAACCTCACTGACGAACGGGTTCTACGTCAACGTGGAAGCTGGATACTATTGAGTTGAACAGTGGCTTTTGGGCATAACTCGTTTAACAGCCAAAAGATTAACTTTGACGGCAGTTTTTCAAAAGGATTTGAAGGTCCTGAAAAAAAGTTACGCGTAGATCTTAGCAAGTTTGACAACCCCTATAGTTTTTCCTCTAAAAATAGCGAGTACAGAAGTCGCATCCGTTTTTATGACAGAGACGCACTGTGGTCGCGGTGGCGACGTGGTTATGAGCTGTACACAACAACACAAAGTGTATTCGGCTCCACAGCAATAAATCGCACTGCAGTAGGTGATTACAGATTTTATTGTGCGTTTCAACAGTACCCCGGTGTGTTTATCCCTGCCAGGGTTTTTACTTTCCCAAGCAGTTCAGAGGAAACTGGCGAGCATACTGTAACTGTTCGTGATGCCAACTCATTAAACTTTTATAACTTCGGTCTTTTTATTATTGCGGTGCGCTATTTAGGCGTTGCTGCAATTATGCCTTATAGCCAAACGGGCACAACTATCACCGTTTCTTACGCGAACCACGGCTTCCAACCTGGCGACAATATTTACTTAACAATCCTTAGTGGCACGGCAACTACTGCAACGCTTCCTATTGTTTCTAAGACAGCAGATACTTTTACGTGCACTGCTGTAGCTCCTGTAACGACAATTGGCAATGTTTCTGTTGCACTTTCCACCGGATTCAATGACACTCGCTGGATTGAAATCAGAACAAAGCTCCGGTACTTACCTACACCAGCACTTTCAATTGTTGGAGAAAGATTCACGGATCGCATCAGCGAAAGCGACCCAGGTGTTGTTGCAACTTATGCAAGAGTCGGCAGCACCGTAACAGTAACTTGCGCTATTAATCACGGACTATTTACTGGAAACAAAATTAACTTAGATGTCTCTACAGGAAACGCATCTTCTGGACTATATACAATTACCGTAACCTCTTCTTCTGTCTTTACACTTACAACAATTGCAACAGGCTCAACCAGCGGTGCTGCACTTGTGTATCGGTTAGTTGCAAAATTCAATTATGACGATTATGTTGGTTATACAGTAAAAGCTATTGATACCAGTAATACTGAAATTGTTTTTCAACGTAACGATAGTTACGGGGCAAAAACAACTCAGGGAATTATCGGATTAACCAATCCAGCACATCGCGGGTTTTATGCTGGCTATTTCTTGACATCAGAAGTACGCTATCAATGCAGTTGCCAAGATTTTACTAGAAGGGAAGGATATAACTTTTACTCAAGTAACACTAAAGAGCGTTTTCCGGGCACAGCGTTGACTTCAGTCAAGCCTGGAACAACCTTAAATAAAGACAACAGCATAACTGACAGGAGAGAAAGCGTTGGTGTTTTCAGCGATCTTGGTTATATATCTACTAATAACTTTTATCAACTTCCCACCTATGAGGATAATAAAGATAACTGTTATACAGAACTATTGTATTATCAAATGCGCTGGTGCAAGCATATTTACGCAGCTTTCTTTTCAATGGTTCATGACGAAGGAAATGCGGTAATTAATTTAACGGGAACATATAACCAAACAAACAGTTTTAACATCTTAGTCACTGTTAATAACCACAACGTCACTGCTAACACCAGGGTATCACTTGAGTTTACCAGTGGGGCGGCATTGTCTGGTGGGTACTTAGTTAACCAGGTTATTGACGCAAACAACTTTGTGATTGTGTATCCTTATTCACAAACTACATCAGGCTACTGCACTGTTACAAATATAGTTGAGCACCAATATCTGGAAACTTGGTTACTTGAACCAAGTGATCACCCCATTGGCGATGACTCGGACACTTTTTACAAAAACTTTACAAAAGAAAATAGCAGAGTATATAAAAATGCAGAGAGACTTACCATGTTAAGAATGGGTAAAACTTGGTTAGGCACAACAACTTCACTTGATTTTAAAAATCAACCGCGTTCCGTAGCTAATTATCAACCAACCCTTCTGACATCTTTGTTGACTGATAATATAGTGCGCGACGCTAACGGCAACTTAAGTGATAATGGCACTTTACAAAACAGTACACAACGTTTAATTTCAGTTTTAAGCAAGGTTGTTAACCTGGAGCCAACACTTGTTTCTAGCACAAAATTTGGGTTCTTAAACGAACCCTTAATTAACTACGCAACTGATTATCGCTTCGGCTTGATTGTTTGTGGCGCGTACTTGAACGGGGTTCCGTTGACGCCAGTAAACGCTATCAGCAGTATTGATTGCGAAACCTACACCCCGCAAGTGATCAAAGATATTGTTATAGACTGTGGTGAGTACGGGGCGTAATTTTTTATGGCTGATCAGATACTTAACAATCGCTCTTCTTTACTACATGACAGACCTTTGCCCACTCGTTTAGGTGCGGCAGAGATTGCCATTAACTACAATCCTTCTGATCCTGGACTGTATTTTGCTGATAGTACAGCCTCACCTAGTACCGGCTTGATCAAGGTTGGACCAACCTTTGTGGGAAGCACAGCACCAAACGTAACTCCCACTGGCCACACCCTTTTATCAAAAGGGGAGTCTTGGCTTGATACCGCCAGTACACAAATCTTAAAAATTTATGATGGTGCTGCGTGGCAAACGCCAAGAGCAGTTGCATCAATTACCGCAGGTACGCCGCTTAACCCGGTAGACGGTCAGTTACATTATGATTTAACTCTTTCTGCTTTATATATTTACAAAGCAACAACAACGTCGTGGGTTGCTGTCTAAGAATGAGGATTTTTGATCAAAAAATCCAAAATACGATCTAATTTGTTATGAACAGCTTGCATTTCACGCAAAAAGTCTTCTTTTAATACGTAATCGTGCATTACAGTGTTTCTAAGCACGTCAAGGTCGTTTTCAATTTTCTCAAAACGCCTCCCTAGTCGCTCTTGTGCGTTGCTATAAGCTTTGTGGATTCCACCAAAAGCACCAGCAGCACCGGAGACTGCCGCTATCAAGATTTCGTAGCCCAAATCAGATACTGTAGCTTTGTTCTTATTCTAAAGGATTGAATCAACTAAAATAAACGAAGAAGAAACAACAGTGTGACAGCTACCTACGAAGCCAATATAGTAGGTGCAATTGAAGCACTTGTTGACCTGATGTCAGGTAATGGTTTTACAATGACTCGCGAACCCTACGCACCTAATTATCGCGGTCTTGTTGATGCCGTCATTGATCTTAAGGAAGGTTTTCCTGTTTTTGTTGCTCCAGTAGTAGGGTTTACTGGTATAGCGGGGGCGTCAGTTACACAAGGCGACGCTGTGTGCCTACAGGATACAACAGGATTGGTAATCACAGCTATTGCAAATAGTACAGAAGAGAGAGCACGTGTAGCTGGATTTGCTAACCAAACGCGGATGCAAGGGGATCCTGTACAGGTTTTAGTCGCAGGCATCCTGCCAACAACAGGACTGAGCCCTGGCAACCACTATTACCTTTCTGACACCACCGACGGTTTAATCACAACGACAGCCCCCAGCGGCGCAGGCAAATATGTTACTTACGTAGGAGAAGCAGTAACAACTACTAAATTATCCATTCAACTTACCACCCCAATTAAACTAAGTTAACCATGGCAACTAGAAAAGCTATTGCCCTGGTCAGCGGTTTGTTCCAGGAAGTTAACACTCCAGCAGATAAGTTAGATTTTGCTGGCAACACAACAACTGACCTTACTGAAGGCTCCAACCTCTACTATACAAATGCTCGGGTATTTGGCGCCTTATCGGTAAGCAACAGCGGCACAGGGTACGGTTCACTGGCGTACAGCACAGTAACAGGAGCTTTTACTTATACCGTTGTCACTGACGCAAATATCCGGGGCAGCTTAAGCGTTGCGTCTGGCTCAGGCTTAACGTACAGCAGCGGGACAGGGCAGTTTGGTACCAGCTCAATACCAAATTCTCAACTTGCTTTTAGTTCCGTTACATTTGGCAGCACTACGGTTTCATTGGGAGGAACTTCTAGTACCATTGCAGGTCTTACGAGTCTTACCGCTACAACAGTAACTGGCAGCACTAACGTTATTTCCGGTGCAGCAGGAGCTGCAAACAGCATTACCCTGGGCAGCACTGGTATTATCTTTGAAGGCGCAACTGCTGACGCCAACAAAACTACTGTCAATGCTACAGATCCTACCGGCACACGGTCGATTACTTTCCCGGATGCAAGTGGCACCCTTGCACTACTTAACTCAATCTCTGTTGCTAATAGCGGTACAGGTTTTGGCAGTCTTAGTTACGATAGCAATACTGGAGCAATCACTTATAGTGTTGTTACAGCGGCAAACGTACGAGGAACTCTCTCCGCTTCTACAACAGGTACGGGTTATGGTGCGCTTACTTACAGCAGTGCGACTGGCAATTACGATTTTGCTGTTGTTACTGATGCCAATATTCGTGGAAGTCTCAGCGTCGCTGTAGCCTCAGGCTTAACATATAACTCCGGCACAGGCGTTTTTGGCACAAGCGCAATACCTAATAGCCAACTAGCAAACTCCAGCGTGCAGATCGGCAGTACGTCGGTTGCGCTTGGCGCCAGTACCAGTACCGTTGCAGGGCTTACCTCCCTGACAGCAACCACCCTGTATGGTGGTGTCTTTGGTGCAGCCAACTCGCTGTATCTTGACGGCACTGCAAGCGCCTTGGTGTTCCAAGGCACTACTGCTACTGTAAACACTACAAAAGTTGTAGTTACCAACCCAACTGCAAATCGTACCGTAACGCTTCAAGATGCCACAGGTACCGTTGCGTTAAGTGCAAACAACTTATCGTTCTTTGCTTCTACAACTTCTGCCCAACTGGCGGGCGTTCTTAGCGATGAAACAGGTTCAGGGTCTGCAGTCTTTGCTACATCGCCTTCGCTGACGACACCTTCTCTTGGCGTAGCATCTGCAACAAGTGTTAATAAAGTTACGATTACAGCACCAGCAACAGGTTCAACGTTAACTATTGTTGACGGTAAAACTTTGACGGCGTCCAACACGCTTGCGTTTGCTGGTACTGATGGGTCAACTATTACCTTTGGTGTTGGTGGAACGGTTGCTTACTTAGGGGCGAATAATGCTTTTACTGGCGCCAACACATTTACAAATGCAACAGGCCAAACATTTAGGCAGACTTCAACTCAAGACGGAATCATTCTTAATGGACGGGCAGGTGGAAGTAGCAGTTTTACTTCTACACTGACGCCAGAGACTTTAACTGCAAATCGTACTTTGACATTACCAGATGAAACAGCAACATTGGCATCGCAAGATTTTGCTACTGCAATTGCAATTGCGTTAGGATAGTATTATGTCAACACAAGTACAATTTCGCAGAGGTACTTCTGCTGAAACAGCAGCGTTTACCGGCGCTGTTGGTGAGGTTACTGTCAACACTACGTTAAATACGTGTGTTGTTCATGACGCATCAACGATCGGCGGGTACCCGTTGTTGCGCGCTGATTGTGTAAACTCAAGTCTCTCCCCAGGTTCTTTATCTAGCTGCGCTTTAAAATTTGCTAATAGTGCTAACACAGGGATCATTAGCCCAGGCATCGGGCAAATTGCACTGGTTGCCAACGGCGTTGCAGGTCTTACAATAGATTCATCTGGTTCTATTACTATTCCAGGTAACGTGTTAATCTCTGGTGGTTTAACTGTGTCTGGTTCTTTTGAGTCCACTGACAACCTCGCCCTTATCGTTGCTCTAGGCTGACATGGCAAATACATTCACAAAAAGCACCAAGTCCAGCCTTTCAACTGCTGATGTAACTTCTAGTTCAGCAACTAACGTTGTTACTGCAGGAGGAACGGCTACGCTGATCATCCTTAGCGTTCTGGTTTCAAATAAAACAGGCAGTAGCGCAAATGGAAACATTTACTTGCTTCCCAACACAGGTGATGCCGCATTTTTAATTAAAAATGCACCGATCCCTGCAGGTTCTTCCCTGGAGATGATCTCGGGTAGCAAAGTAATCATGACAGCAAACGACGTTCTCAGGGCAAGTTCAGATACCTCAAGCGCATTAGATATCACAGTTAGCTATCTACAGCAGACCTGATGGCACTCACTAAGATTGATGCTGACGGCCTAAACAGCAACGTCTTTAATGTTGTTGGGCCTTTCCGTAACCGTTTTATTAACGGTGGCATGACAATTGCACAACGTGCAACTTCCGCTACGGTGACTGCTGGTACTGCGGTTCCAACCGCAAGCACTGGTTATCCTTCCGTTGATCGTTGGTATGTCTACTCCACAGGTGCAAACGTTACAGCCGCGCAAGTTGCCGGTTCTGGTGCGGTTAAAAACCGCTTGCAGATCACAGGTGCGGCTTCTGTTACAGCTGTTGGCGTTGGCCAACGTATCGAAGTCGCTAACTCTTACGATCTTGCTGGGAGTAATGCTACTCTCGGCGTTGACCTCGCCAACTCCCTTCTAACAACGGTAACCTGGACCGCCTATTACGCCACTACAGCAGATACGTTTGGTACGGTTGGAACTCCGACTAAAACGCAAATTGCAACTGGCACGTTCACAGTTACCAGCTCGGTAACGCGTTACACAGCTAACATTGCTATCCCAGCCGCCGCCACGACTGGTGTTGAGGTTGTCTTCACTGTCGGTGCGCAGATCAGCGGTACGTGGACGATTGGTAATGTTCAACTGGAGTTAGGTTTGGTTAGCAGTACGTTTGAAAGCAGGTCGTTTGGGGCGGAGTTGGCGCTTTGTCAGAGGTATTTCATAAAACTTGCGTCTGCATTCGGGCAAAGCATTAACAATAATACGTCAACCGGCGCTGCAATTGTATTAAAGGCAACTATGAGAGCGCAGCCAACTCTTGATGGCGGTTCTTCTTTTGCTGTTTCCTCTGGTAGCGCAGGTTCCCCAATTTTATACGCAGGATATGGCGCAGGAACCGATGGCAACACAGCTTATGTGTACAACAACAGTGCAAACTGGAGCACTGGAGTAGCAGTATCATTCACTGGAGGTTTCAGCGCAGAGCTGTGAAAACCATGACGCAAACCATGACTAACGCCATGTATCAACTCACCACCGGCACCAGCATCCTCCGCCTCTCTGATGGCGCATCGATCCCTGCGGATGAATCCAATAGCGATTACACCATTTACCTCCAGTGGTTAGAAGACGGCAATATTCCCCTCCCTAACCCTGACGTACAGCCTTACACCTGGGAGCAAGCCCTATTAAAGCGTAATGCTGCACTAACGGCATCAGATTGGACAATGCTCCCTGATTGCACCGTAGATCAACGTGCGTGGGCTGTGTATCGTCAAATCTTGCGTGATATTCCCCAAACGTTTGCAGGTTTAGATCCCCAAGAGATTATTTGGCCCGTAGAACCCTCAACCCAAGGCCCTAATACAGATCCAGCAGAGGAAGAAGCAGAACAACCAGTAGAAACACCCGCCAATGTTTTGGCAGAACAAGCAGCCGCAGCAGCACAAGTAGTTGTGACAGTTGACGAAGTGGCCCCCGTTACTGTAGAGGAGTCAGCAGTCGCCCCAGAGCCTGCGGAAGCTACAATTGATACTACTGAGGTGGAGTAAAAATGCCATATTTAGGGAACAATTTAGGTGTAGCTTTTTCTAGCTACAAATTAATTGATAGCTTAACTGCTAGTTTTAACGGTACGACGACATCATTTGCGCTTACTGTTAACGGTGTTACACCTGTACCATTTCCTCTTAACGAACAGAACATCTTGATTTCTGTCGGTGGCGTACCGCAGAAACCGGACTCCACAGGTACTGAAGGTTTTAGGTTCTCTGGTAGCAATATTGTTTTTAGTTCTGCTCCCAAGACTGGTGAAGCTTTTTGGGGCGTAGTTCTTGCTGGTGCCGATCGTGTTAATGCAGGCGTTCAATATCCTGACGGTACAGCATCCGTTCCAAGTATTTCGTTTGCTAGCCAAACCACCACTGGATTCTACCGTAGCGGCTCCGGTCAAATTGGTGTAGGTATCAACGGGTCAACACCTGTTGCATTTAGTACGTCTGGTGTTCAACTAAACGGTTCAACGTCAGGCTCCGTAATTATCGCTTCTCCTGCTGTTGCTGGGAATAATACACTCACCCTGCCGACGAGTAATGGCAGTGCCAACCAGTTCCTGAAGAACGGCGCAACCGCTGGTAGCCTTGGCTACAGCAGCATGGTTGAGGACAGCTCCGGCCGTGTAGGGATTGGCACTAATAGCCCTGCACAAAAATTAGAAATTCAAGATGGTTCTATTTCTGTTGGATCGTCCGCTAATGTCAATGCTACAAATGTGTTAATTGCTGGATATGGATACATTCTTTCAGGAACAAAGTATGGCAATACTAGTATTCGGTCAACATACGAAAATGTTAGCAACACCGCTCCTTTAGAGTTTTATGTAGGCACTGGCGGCACGGGGACAGCAGAAAAAATGAGGCTGACAGCAGACGGGAAACTGTTAGTTGGCACGTCTACTAGCGTTAACAACCTCCTAGACGGTGCGTTGCAGATTGTTGGCACTTCAGCGGATTCTTATATCACTGCTACAAGATACTCCTCTACCGCTGCCGACCCGGCTGGCATCATCCTAGGCCGGTCCAAGTCTGCAACGAAAGGAACGAACACAATCGTTGCTAGCGGAGATACACTTGGGGCCATTTCTTTTAGCGGTGCCAATGGCACAAGCTTTGATCAAGCCGCCAACATTGTTGCTTTTGTAGACGGCACACCTGGCGCATCTGGTGATATGCCGGGCCGCCTAGTATTTTCTACCACCGCCGACGGAGCGAGCAGCCCGACGGAGCGGATGAGGATTCACGCCAACGGTTACATCACCTACGGAACGGGCATTCTTGATTCGACTGGATTGACTTTCGGACCGACACGCAGCGGCGCTGGCTCGGCTCCAACTCTTACATGGAATGGTTCCTTTACTGGTACCACTACTGCTTGCGATTTTTTGTACAACGGTGTTCGCCAGGGCTCTATAACAACAACAACAAGCGCAACTGCTTATAACACTTCTTCAGACTATCGTCTCAAAGAAAATATTGAGCCGCTGACGGGTGCATCGGGCCGACTCAACCAGCTTCAGGTTCATCGCTTTAACTTTATCTCGGACCCTGGCCGCACGGTTGACGGCTTCATCGCCCACGAAGCCCAAGCCGTTGTCCCTGAGTGTGTCACTGGCGAGAAAGACGCAGAGGATGAAGACGGCAACCCCAAGTACCAAGGCATCGACCAATCCAAGCTGGTACCCCTGCTGACGGCTGCGTTGCAGGAAGCTATCGCTGAGATCGCATCCTTGAAGGATCGCGTTGCAGCACTGGAAGGCGCGTAGTCACCTTCCCTAATCACATGAAACCACTTACTGTTTGCCTTCTTGAGATCCCATTTGAATTAACCAATAAGTGGGACGACATGTTAACCACATCTGGGCGCTCTGCTACTTATTGGGAGATTGCCAAATGGGCCTATGAAAAAGGCCAAGCCGAAGAACGCGCTCGTCAAGCAGCGTAGTCAACGCCACTACCCACCACCACCACACCACCATGACCACCACCTACACCTGGGCTGCACTCCAAGCGCAACTGGATGAGCAGGCCGCTCCTACCAAGGCGGCTGGTGTGCCGTGGTCGTAGGGCAATTAAACTAATGGTAAGAATTAAAGACGATGACTAACTGCTATAATCATTGTTATGCTGAGGAAAAGTAAAAACTAACATGGCGTACATCGGTTCCCAGCCTACCGTTGGACTAGTAACAAAACTTAGTGATATTGCTAGCAGCTTTAATGGCATTCTCACAACATTTCAGCTTTCCATCCCTCCAGGGGGAGCAGGGAATAGCTTCACGCCTGGTAGCGCCTTCCAAATAATTGTATCCCTCGGCGGCGTAATCCAAAATCCTGCAACGGACTACACCCTAAGCGGCAGCCAAATTACCTTTACGACTGCGCCAGCAGCCGGTCTCACCTGCTTCATCATCGCCCTAGGCCAATCCATCAACGTCGGAACACCTGGCGCCGGAACTGTTACAACTTCTAGTTTTGGGACACTTACTTCTATACCCCTTACTGGGGCTACGTCTGGAACAACAACAATTCAAGCACCAGCCGTAGCAGGCAATAACACTCTGACTTTGCCCACCAGTAATGGTAGTGCCAACCAGTTTCTAAAGAACGGCGCAACCGCTGGTAGCCTTGGCTACAGCAGCATGGTTGAGGACAGCTCCGGCAGGCTCTTAGTTGGCACGTCTATTAGTCGTGGCTCATATGCAGGAAAGCTTGAAATTGAAGGAACAACATCTGCCGCAACCATTGCAGTTACGCGAAATAGCGTAGACGCCGCCCCGCCATATCTATTTCTAGCTAAATCACGATCCGCTTCTGTTAGTGGAAATGCAATTGTTAGCAACAATGATACACTTGGTTATTTTGGTTTTGTTGGTAGTGATGGTACCAACCCAACAATTGCTGCGTCTATTACCGGAGAAGTAGACGGCACCCCCGGCGCCAACGACATGCCAGGCCGCCTGGTCTTCAGCACCACCGCAGACGGAGCGGGCAGCCCGACGGAGCGGATGAGAATTACAAACGCAGGAAATCTTCAATTAGGGACAACATTAGAGAACCCGTCTGGCTCAGTTGGGCTTTCATTTAGAGCTTCTGATGGGTTCTTATCTCATGGCGGAGCAGTATTTTACAAAGGAAGAACTAGCGATGGTGATTTAATTGCTTTTTTCGAAAGTGGAGCGCAAGAAGGCGTCATCTCCGTCTCCGGCACCACCGTCACCTATGGAGGAGGCCACCTAGCTCGCTGGTCGCAATTACCCAACGGAGAAGATCCATTTAACATCCTCAAGGGCACCGTCATGTCTAACCTTGACGAGATGTGCGAATGGGGCGATGAGGATAACGAACAGCTTAACAAAACTAAAGTAAGCGACGTTGAAGGCGATGCCAATGTGGCTGGCGTATTTGTCTCCACTTCGTTCTCTGATGACGGCCCACTGGATTATTTTGTCGCAATGACGGGCGACATGATCATCCGCATTGCCGAAAGCGTCACGGTTGAGCGTGGTGATCTGCTGATGTCTGCTGGTGATGGCACTGCCAAACCCCAAGACGATGACATTATTCGCAGCAAGACCATTGCCAAGATAACCTCAACTCATGTCACCTGCACCTATGAGGATGGTAGCTACTGCGTACCTTGTGTCCTGATGGCTTGCTAGAGCGATAAGTCAACGCCACTACTGGGCCGCACTTAGTTAGCCAGCTACCTCGTAAGCAACTAAGAACAGGTTGCTAAGATAAAGCCAAGTGTTTGGTTTTTATTTTGACCGCAATTAACGTAACCTCTCGCCAGCAAACGTGGTTTAAGAAGGCACCAGTAGCTGCAGATTCCCTTCCTAACGATCAAAAAGCCAAGGTTTACCAGGGACGCAAGTATTCAAATTGCACCATAGTAGATCATAAAGACGGCCACACACAGCTCAATATGGGCTCCCTGGGCACTTGGTGGATCTTTGATGACCATTGGATCGGGCTTACCCCAGAGCCCACTCCCTACGCCGTAGATGGCGATCTCCGCTACCTCCGCAACTTCCCTTACTTCTGGCAGCAGGACAACGGTGCAGAAGGCTGGCGCCAATGCCAAACATCATCAATTGCCATGTGTTTGAAGTACCTTGGCGTCAAGGGAATCAAAGACGATGTTGATTATCTCCGTTACGTCAACAAACACGGTGATACAACGACCAGGGAAGCTCATTACGGCGCGCTAGATGATCTTGGCGTCAAAGCTGACTTCAAGACAAACTTGGACAGCCTTGACGTTAAAAATCAAATTGACAAAGGAAAACCGGTTGCCGCAGGTGTTCTGCACCACGGTACTGTTGATGCTCCAAAGGGCGGTGGGCACTTCATCGTAATCACTGGATATGGCCCCTCCTACTGGCTGGTACAAGATCCGTTTGGAGAGCAAGACCTTGTAGGCGGAGGTTGGTCAGCACAATCAGCAACCTCAGGCAAAAACAAGCATTATTCTTTTAAAAATCTTAATCCGCGCTTCTTTGTTGGAGGCGGTGCTACTGGCTGGGGATGGACATTTAAATGATTGTTGTTCCTGCAAGTGTTCATAAAACTGCACAAGCTCTACAAGATTTTTCAACTATCATCTGGTACTTGCATGTTTTAGCTTTGTTGGTGATCAACACAACTAAAACTCCTAAATCAACTTTTATGATAAGCAAGTTTTACAAAATGTTGGAGATTCTTGCAGGCTTGTTAACTCCTCTTGCTAAGCGTTAGTAACCAGCTAACATAACCCAATTAACAACAAAACCATGAAAAACTTAGAGTCAATTGAAGCTGATCTCAAGAAACAACTTGCTGATCTTGCAAATCAAATTCGCGCAACAGAATCAGCACTACTCCTCACCAAAGAAGGCTACTTAAAAGTAAGCGGCGCCCTGGAGGTAATTGAAATCTTAAAACAATCTGAAAAAGAAGAGGCCGTTCTTCTTGATTCTGTCTTAGAGGGATAATGGGAGCAGGGAGGGTCGAACTCCCACGGTCAATGACCATCAAATTTTAAATTTGATGCGGCTGCCAATTACGCCATGCTCCCTTGCGGTACCAACATAACGCACAGTACAGGTATCTGCACCGTAATTTTATGAAAGGATTCATGTATCTCCATGTTTCATTCAGAAAACGATTTACTCGCCAACCTGATTGTTTTAAGTCCGAAAGGAGCAAGAAAACGTTTTCGAGAATACATTTTTAAGGATTGGAATTGGCAATGTGCTTACTGTGATCAACAGTTAGATGAATGCACAGCTACCATCGATCACATCGTCCCTAAACATAAAGGAGGACACAATACTAGAAACAACCTTGCGGCTTCCTGCCAGGCATGTAATCAAAAAAAAGGTTCTAGCCCTTGGGAGGCTTGGTGCAAACAAACTCCCCATTATTCAGAGCAAAGGGTTGGTAAACTAAGAACATGGATGGAGCAAAAACCTTGCTCCTTAAGAATAGTTCCAACAGCGCAAGCTACTGCGTACAGCTGCCACGATGCAAACCTCACCTGGATCACAAGCTGATCCGCAGAAAATTCCACCCGGAAAAGCTTTCTTAAGTGCTTATAGTGACGCTGTTGCTCAAGCTATTGAGAAATTAAAGAGTGAGCGGATTCCTAGCTCTTTTCAACAAGGAGCAAACGGAGCAGTAGCTCAAGATTTAATTGCGAATAAAGAAAATTACGTTTGATCATGGCTGATCACGCAAAAGCCAAGCGTTTATCTAAGGAACACTTGAAGTGCAACACTCCTCAAAGAACCCCAGGGCATCCGAATAAGTCGCATATTGTTAAGGCTTGCGGTGAGGGCGTACCTGGTGGGGAAAAGATTATTCGCTTTGGAGAACAAGGTGCTGAAACAGCAGGTAAACCAAAGGCTGGAGAAACTGAACGCATGAAGAGAAAGCGCGCAAGTTTTAAAGCAAGGCATGCAAAAAATATTGCAAAAGGTAAGAGTTCAGCGGCATTTTGGGCAGATAAGGTCAAGTGGTAAGCCAGCTTCACGTATAATGAATTTAAAGAGGCCTACCACGGCTTGGTAATCTAGTGGCAAAACCTGCAACCGACAAGTCAACTCCTTGCTACTGCCATTTAACGCAGTGCTTGCGTGACTCAGTTTATGTTTATCATCAAACTCAACTTGTTCATTGGAACTTAATGGGAGGTAAGTTTTATCAAATTCACCTCTTGACGGAACGTATTTACAAAGAAATGGAAGAAGGCAATGACACGATTGCCGAACACATTCGCTCGTTAGATATTGCTACGCCAAAAACAGTTGAAGACCTGGTGTACACCACGCTTCCAACTGTCCCCCTGGAAAGCTGCTTTGATCAAGAGCGCATTATCTTGCAACTGGCAACCAACCATAACTTGCTTGCTAAGAAATTTGAAGAGTTAAGCAAGATGAGCGAAGCAATTGGCGATCAACTTACTCTTGACCTTGGAGTTGAACGAGGTCGTGTGCATAAAAAATTCCAATGGTTGCTTAAGAGTACACTAGATTATAAGAAATAATTAGCCATGTCTGCCTCTCCTATTTTTAACGACACCCTGTTTTTTTACCCGACAGCGTTGACCGCTCCAGGTGTAACGACAACTTGCTTGGTTGCAGATCAAGACGAATTTGCGCCTATTAATTACGGTTTTCAAGTCACTGTTGCTTCTATTGGAACCAGCATTGTTGTCCGGTTTGAAGGCAGCCTTGATGGCACCAACTTCTTTGCTCTAGCCGCCGCTGACACCACTATCTCCGCTAACAGTACAACCGGTTACAGCGTGGCAAACTTCCCCCTCAAGGCTGTACGTGGACGCCTGGTGACGATCACTACAGGAACTCCTACTGTTACATTTGTAATTTCAGCCAGATAAGTCATGGGTTACTTTGAGAGCTATCAGCAAACAGCGTTATTCAACTTTCCAACGCTGACAGCTCCAGGGGCAACGGAAGACGTAGAGGTGTACACAATTAACTATTTGTCTACACGCAACTACACGTTAATTGCAACTGTTGCAAATATTAATACAAAAGTTGTTGTAAGACTTGATGGCAGCGTTGACGGCACTAATTTTGGAGCAATGATCTCCAACACCATTACGGAAAATGGTACGTATGCTTACAACGTCAGCGGTTTCCCTATGAAAAAAATACGTGCCAATTTTTTCTATGAAGAGGGCGGCACCAGTGCTACTGTTACGTTCCAGGTTGCAGCTAATTAAATTAACGGCCAGCTTCGCCACCACTTGGTGACCACGTACTTATCACCGCTAATGGGTGGCAGCGCTTCGTGCATTGTTTTGGGGTTTGGAATACCATTACTGTAAAGGTTGTTCCACACAATAGCTTTGCCTGCAGTAGGTTTAATCTTTAACTTCAAGTGCTTGAATAAAGTTTCACCACCTTCTTCCACATCATTTAAGTAGAGCATAAAAGTCCAAGTGCGTTGCCCCATCCACTCGGTATAAGTTTTAAATTCTCTTAATAACGGGCAAAAGTAATCGTGATGCGCCTTATAGTATTCCCCTGGAGCATACTTTTGCGCTTGCATGGTCTCCCCAAGGAAAGGATTAAGCCCCATAAAATCTGCAATTTTATTATCTACGTAATTCAAAAAAGGAGAATTAAAATAATGCAGATCTGCTGTTTTACTGGTGCGATACTTTGTCACTGCTTTTGTGTCGCCAGGATCTGCAACTGTTGAAGGGCGCAGAATAGTAGCAGAAGCTTTAATTAATTCTTGGCATTCATCGGCTGTTAGAAAATCATCTGCTATGTAAAGTTGTGTAAAGGGAAAATAAAGGCGTCGTGCTTCACTGGTGAATTGCCGGTCAGCAAATGCTTTGTAGTTGATTGTTTTTGGTTTGCTTTTAAAATTACAGAGACGCAGAAGTTGTCTTATTTGTTCATCTGATTGATCATAAGTTTCTTTTATGTATTTGATAATCTGTGTCTTACTGACCCCACTGACGGCGGCTTTCATTATTTCATATGCCAGCGCGTTTTGTTCCAACTTTAAAAATGCAAGTTAGATAAAATATAGTGGATAAAAGCGCCTATGGCAAGTGGAAGCAGCAGCATTGATTTTTGCGTGTACTTTTTTCACAAGTTACGGTCTTGGTAACTACTTCTTGAAACCCAGTGGAGCACAACATGGCAAGCGATTTCTCCGCGAAAAGTCACCTTCAGCAGTACGTTACGGAACGATTACCCCAATTAGCTCAAGGGTATTTTGAAAATCCTGAAGACTCTCCGTCAATTGCGGATGATCGCCGTTACATGCCGTTGAGTCCGCTTTCTTACAAAGTTTAGGCGCTTTTAAATCACGGCTGTTAGAATTACGTCATAGATTGGGCCTTTTGATGGACGCCGATGCCCTGAGTTTATCTGTCGATCAGGAGTTTGCTGTGCATGCAGCGGCTTTTGCGATTAAAAACCTGGACCGAGACGAGCTAGAAGAAGCGTTCATTGACATGCTCCATCAAAAAATGATGGATCGTCAAATGTTCTTTATGGTTCTCAAGGAACATGGTATTGACGCTGACATCACCTTCAACTATCTCACCGAAAACCAACTCTCTTAATAGCAATGGCCGTCACTCGCACAATTAAAGGCACCCTGGACAGACTGCAAGTCAGTGCCGGTTCTGAGATCACCTTCGTTGGTGCCACCGCAGCAGGTAATGTTGGCGATTTAACCAGAGGTTTTCGCGTAAATCCTGCAGCCACTGGTGACATTATTGTCAAAATTGACAAAAGCTCTGCTCTGAACGACATTGAAATTTTTAGAGAAGATTCCTATTCGGCAGGCTCTGCCCCCACTGGATACTTCAAATATTTTAATATCGCCAAGGCTGGCAAAGAAAAAGGCGTTGTGGCTGTGACCGTTACTGACGCAACAAAGGACTATATTGTCTTGATGTCGTTTGATAGTTACAGTGAAGCCTCATACACCGGCAGCGTCGTTATTCCCTGATCAATACGTCAGCCCGTTCCTTAGCGACGTTGCTGTCCGCTTAATCAAAACGTACACTGTGGCCAGGACTGAAATCGGTCTTGGCCGTTTTGCTAGCTATAAAACTGAACATGGTGAGTGGCGCATCGGCTATGGCAGCAAGCGCATCGGCAAGGTGTGGGCTGGACCACATTTTAAAACAACACAAAAAGAAGTTGATGCTCAGTTAATTAGAGACCTAGAAGATTTCTGCGTTGATTTTTCTAGTTATGTTTACATGCCGCTCAACGTTAAAAAACGTGCGGCAATTGTTGGTTATGCGCACAGCGTCGGTTTGATTGCGTTTAAGCAATCTAACTTATTGAAGCTTATTAATGAGCGTGCGACAAGGAATGCAATCATAAAAGAGTGGAGTCCGTTTATAAATCCTGAATATAGCTACGTCAATTCCTTGTTAAAAAGGCGCCGCAGGGTTGAGCTAAATCTCTACCTGGCGCCAGACGCTGAAGTTCCTCTTTTTACTAAACACAAGTGTCCGCTGAAGCAGTGCCTTCTTAACCTTGGCGAAAGTTATATGGGGACACCAAACCAAATCAAAGCAATAGAATATCTTGAGCGGAAACTCCTGGAGTGGGATCCGTCCGAAGAAACTCTGCGGCGGTTTTGGAGATACTGGAATCAAGAACAGGGGGGATTGGGTTCGCCTCGAAGCCTCTAGTGTTTTGCAACCAATCCAACATATCTATTAACTGCAGTTCAGGAGAGTAATTGCGTAAGATCTCATCGGCGTCCATTAACTTTGATCTGCAGATTGCGCTAATGCAATTTTAAGCAGTACCAAATATCCAATCAAGTCTTGAACAACGTCTTCATCGTTGGCGAGTAAACCGGCTCCTTTTTGAATGCGGTTTAGTTTGTCGTCAATACGCACAAGAAGCTGCTCTACCGTGCTTGCTTTGCTAAAAATGCGTGAAGGGTTTAACGCTGAGTCACCGTATTTAGCATTTTTTTCTAAGAGCAATGTTTTAATTTCCTCACACACCTGGGCAATATTTAATTGAGTCTTAGTAAAACTCATGGGTTTATCCCTGGCAGAATGGTGTTATGGAACCAAAGGCTAGCACGAATTACAGCGTTGATAATCGTCGCCAGGGCATGAAAGGTGCTGTAGATGATCAATCGGGGAAACGTGCGTTAGCAAAATCTCTTGCTGAACGCAGGATGCAGCAGCGCTCTACGTTTACGCAAGACAGCAAAGAGGACGGCCACTTCATTGCTTCAGGACCTGGTGATGCCACTTACAGATTTAAGAACGCGTTTGGGGCGCCGCGCAGCCCAACGCAACGTCGCCTTGAAAACGTTAATCAGTAGATTACTTTGCCAAGGTTTGAGAATACATCAACAAATTTATCAACCTGGCTAAATCCGTACTCCATTTTAGGTAAGTAGATAAAGTAACCCCAGCTATGCCCTGGGAGCGTTACTGCCATGTACTTACCGTGTACCAGATTACAACGTTTTTGGGGAATACAAATTGGATAGTTCCAAATATTTTGATTAGTACGCATTAATTCAGGATTTGTTGTAAAAAATAATGCCTCTGGTACGTTGCGTAACTTCCATTCACGCTCTAGTCGGTTAAACCAAGCGTGCGATGGCGACCACTTGCCTCTACTAAGCGACCATCTGATGGTGCCACGCTCTTTATTATGAGAACATCTTCCGTAAGTAGGAGGAAACAAATACGTGGTTCCTGTCCAAGGGATATCAATATTTAAACCATCTTCTTTAAGGGTATAGATCTGTTTTGCTTTTAAGAATTCATTATTTGCATGGTGCGTGGAACATGGATCTAAATCAATGTCCCCTATGACCGCGTCAATATAAGGAAGATACTCGACTGGTGTAAGCCAATCCTCCTCAATGTGGCGTATTTTTGCTAAGAATTGAGTTTTAGAAAGCCAGGGGCGTATTTTCACGTAATGGTTAGTTTTGACGCAGATTTTTCGCGGTTGTAGTGTACAAGCGCCAGGTGCTCTTTATCCTGGATGATAAAAAGCGCCTCTTTGTCAGGATCCAGTGCCTCTGCCCTGGCGATGGCCTTTCGCATTACTTCTGCAGGACCTTCTAACTCCTGGCGGTTGAGGTCATCAACTGCTGAAATCAAACAATCCACCGATAAAAAGAACATTGAGTCCTCCTCTTTTTCTGCATCGGGAACATACACAATGGTGCCAGGGCCCTCTTGTGCATAGAATTTTTCATAAAAATCGCACATGTCTGCGCAAATACGTTCAATCGTCAGTTGCGTCAGGATCCGCTCCTCCGGTGCTGGGTTCGCCAGGTTGAGTTTCGACAGCAGCTTCTTGCGTTGGTTGTTCATTTTTTATGTACTCAGCAAGTCCTGAGCGTTGGAGGGTTTGGCGAATCTTGGGTAGTGGCTCATAAATGACCACTGCTTTGCCCATGTTCCCTATTTTCTTAACTAGTTTACCGTTTTCATCTTTAACTTTGGTCAGTTCGCCTTGCCGTATAAGGTATTCGGCTACACAACGGTACCGTCGTTTCGTGACAAGATCAATGTCCGGGAACTTCTCACAGATGGTGGCAGGTTTCATGTCGCTAAACGTTACCCTAATTTGATCCGCCAGGGAGAACCCAAGGATTAGATCATTTGTACTAGTCTCATATGTTTTTAGTAGCTCAAGGTAACGGCGCAGATCAGGCGTTTTAAAACTACCGGAGAGAGGAATAAACATGCTCACCTGCTCAGCAAGCGAAGGTCGCATGAGGTTTTCGTAGTTATCAACAGTGACAGTATCAATATCGAGTCCCGTGAAGCGGTAGCTAAGGTATTTAGTGGCTCTGGCAGGTGTCACAGGAGCTACCCCTTCCGTGAGTGGCCCCACCCCTTCCATGAGTGGTTCTTCTTCCTGCAGAAACAGATCTTCTTCCACTGGTACAACGTTGCTGGTTGTTACAGCTTACCTTGTTTTTTGGCTTTTTCTACTTGCTGGCGGTGATCAATTCGTAAAACCCACTCTGCGTAATCACGTTTCTTTTCCATGTGTTTAAGATCACCAGGCTTTGGTCTCCCGCCATAGTTGCAGGCCTGCCATAAAGCCGTGGCTATTAATCGTTGTTGTTGAGTCATCAGTGTTTTCCATAGCACATCGGTGGACACTTTTGACAAAAGGAGGCTAAACTCATCCATAGAAGTGCACTCCTCTTTATGTCCAGGCCCATCACTGTTGCTGAATTGCTTTTGGTTCTGATTTTGGGACCCTTGGGAGTTGTTGGTGTCCAACATCTTTATGGATTCGTAACTGATAAAATTAGCATACAAGTGCAGATTAAGAAGTAAGAATTATGGGTGGCTCACCTCCGACTACAGTTATGCCATCTCCCACTTCTCCTACGGTTTACCAATCGGTAATTCCTAAGGAAAGTTTTGCGCACACTGCAGATTACTTGGCGCGGCTTCAAAGTCAAACACAAACGGCTCAAGACACATTGTACGCGCAAGCAGGCACCCCAGCACAACTCAGGGCGCAAAATGCTGGGGTGGACATGCAAGCTGCCGGAACTTACCTATCCAGCCTGCCCACTGGGGACAAATACACCCGTGAAACCAGTGGCGTTGAAAATAAATATGCCCCCGCTCAACAAGCGGCTAGCGATCGTTTTTCAGAATCACAGAAAACTTATGCTGAGGCTCTAAGCCGTTCAGGCGACAGACCTGCACGAGTTGCAAAAGAACGTCCATCTTGGGCAGAAGGTGCAGGTTATGGTGACGCTGCTACACCCGCGCCTGCTCCTGCTCCTGCTTCTAAAGACGCCACTGGACCAAAATGGATATATCAAAAAGAGTCTTCTTCAAAAAACGGTTACGTAGAAGGTGGTTGGAAAATTGACCCTAATTCTCCTGCACCTCAAACCCCCGCTTCGTCTATTCCGCAGAGGTTTTTTGGTTAGTTAAAACGTCTCAGGCTCAGCGTCTGCAATGTACTCCATAGGGAGCGGGTACGGATCAAACTGTTCCATGGGCGGCTCGTTTTGCGGTTCTTCAACCCAATCTGTGTACACATCTTTTAACACTGTGTAGGTTTCGACGGGAACGAGCATTACGTCCTCTCCGCCCTCCCGTTGAATCCTGTAGTGCTCTTTATTGGCTTCGATGTCTTCCAGGATTTGCTCGAAAGAAGCTTCCAATTCTTGAAACGTAACAACTTTCATGGGATTCTCCTGGATTTAAACAGGTTAGCAGATGTTTTGTTACGGTGAAACGCCTTCTCGCGTGTACCCTAGACCACTGACCGCTGAATAAGGATAATTGCTCCTTCTTTTGATCACTGATAAATCACCAAAATCTAGGGCTGCCCCTGAGCCTTCAGTTATCAGACCAAAATCAGTGGATTCTGCAAGTGCTTCATTAACATAACGCCAATCGCCATTGACGGAAAATAACGTAAGTGAATAAGTAGTGGTTAGATAACGAATATCGTTCGTTATCAGCATTATGTAAGTGCCAGGATCAAGCTGTTCGCTTGGGTAATCGTGTGAATAACCATCGTTTCCGTCAGAAGAATCTTCTTCGTTCAGACCCGTTTGCTTATAAACATAACCATCATCGTTGATAGGAAGTTCCCGACGATGGGTTCCATCCTCTACTTTGTAGAAAGAAACAATTGTGTTTCGGTTTGTATTTGATTGATATGAGGTAGGGCTGTAATTCTGTGAAAGAAGCAACGCCCTTGGTTTGTTTAGTGTTAGCTTGTAAAATGTGGATTGAATCCGAGTGTTGCCGCCGTGTGTACTTGTTAGTGTCAGCGATTTAAAAATATCAGAAAAATCACCAAGATCTTGCGCAGTATTAATTGAATCCCCTGTCCGTGAAGGCAAGGGATCACTCCCAAAATATGACGTAGGGCCGTAAGCAGTTGGCCCCGATCCGCCAGCGGGGTAGGCCTGTACGGAGCCTAAATTATAATAACCTGAGTTAGCAGGTAGTGTTGTTAGGAACCTGGCCATCTTCTGTCATTAAACCAGTGTAAAGACCGTCAGTGCGGCCACTAGCTTGATACTTTTCTTCCATCACTTTAGCACGATCGGGATACATGCCCTCTTCTTCAACAGTTTCAATTGTTTCAAAGCTTAGCCTTTTCTCCAAGCAACGTAGCTCTAGGGTTGCTTCTTCTTTATCATCAAACCATTTGGTCCAATGATTGGTGCCGCCAATGTAAACATGGCCTGCATATTGACGTGTTTCTTCGTGGTAATTACTGGGCAGCACTCGGCTGATTTTGGATGTGGGCTTAGACATTTGCTGCTCTGGCATGATCAAAGATGTTCCCGTAACTTAAGTTCACAACGGGAGCTTTTGTAGGGACGGGAATTGATTCTAGCTCACGGAGCTGCAAATGAAGTGGATTACAGCACAACATATCGCAACCCGGTTGGTGGAACACGCGCATCCGTCCGGTGTAACCCCTTGATGTCCAGAAGGCAACCCGTGCTGCCGATTGGATTCGACCACTGTGGGCGGGGCTTGGCATGTACGCGGCTGTTTCTGTGTTCTTCTTCTTCGTGGCGCCGATCCATGGCCAACACATGGTTGCTTTTTTAATTTCAACCTTCTCCCAAAACTTCTTGACCTGCCAGTAGGTATCGAAGCTGAAGTTTTTTACGTCAATAGCGCACCTGCCATTCTGGATTTCCTCCATGCAATCAAGGCACTCATACATCAATCCAAACTTTCCTTTGTGGCCGGGTTGTTTCTTTTTGTGCCACAGGCAAAGGATGTCTTCATTTTTTCTTAAGATTTCGCTTGCTTCATGAGCCTCTTCAGGAAATTGATTTTGGATGGCTTCACTGTTCTTAAGAAGAATTTGAGAAAAATTGTCAGTCATAAGCCTCGTAAGCGCAGATCCGCCGAACAATATGGTAAGGGATTTTGTATTGCCGCGCAAGGGCAGCGTACGTTTTGTTCTCCATGTGCGCAGCCCGCA